CGACTCCGTAGTTGTATATTTCTAATCCTGCAAGCAAGTTAGTTTGAGCCTGTAACAGATCTGACGATTGGGTAATGATGCCTTTACCGATTAGCCATTTTGTCCATGACCGACCGTTGATTTGCAGCAATCCCCAGTCTTGTGATTTGTCACGGTTGAGTGTTTTGTTGTGGGCGTTCGGTCGGCAGCCGCTTTCGCGTGCCATCACAGATTCGAGCACGGTGCGTTGATCTGCAGGCCAGCCAAGGTTGATGGCAAGCGCGCTGAACTGCTCACAAGCCGACGTGTAAGGGTCAATGTAGATCGTTGAGCTGGTAGTCGTAGTTGGCTCAATTAGGTACGGCTGGACGCTTATAGGCGCTAACGGCATGACGCTAGATAGGTCGCTAGACGCGCTAGGAGCCCCTGTGAGCGCCGTAACCCCAAAGACCGTACAAAGCACCAGCCCAATAATTTTCTCTGCTAAATAGTTCATCTTTTCTCCAAAGGTATGGGCACGCCCCAAGATGAAGCGTGCGATCTGAATGCGATTTGTCCTTGTAAGTATTTGCCCGAGTCGGGGTCTGTGAAGATTTGCACCAGAATTTCTTGACCGTTATCCATCACGCCTATATAGACGCTGTAGTCAACTATCTGTGGTTCAGTCATCGCCTGTCCTTTTGTCGGTAATTCGACCTTAGGGGATAGGTCAAGCCTTAGGTGGGATTTCCCCAAACACCTTTAAGAATGCGGCTTTAACCCAGATCACCGAGTCGGCGGCCTGTGGTGTGATCTCAATGTGGAACCAATCGCCACCTGGTGCACCGTGGATTGTTGGCTTGTCATATTTGAGCCATGCATACCGATCGCAACGCCATGCTCGACCCTGTGGTTCTGGGAAGTAATCCAAAATACATTGCAGACCAAGATCGTTGGCATTAGCAACCAGTTTGTCAATAAAGACCAAAGCCTCTTTGCGACCTGCTTTTGGGTTCTTTTCGCTCCTGCGATACGACAGATCAACAGCTCTGCCAGTTGCATGAACCGACAATGAGCCAGGCTTCCCGCGCATATCACGTTGACCCCAAGACCCGTTGTTCCAAAGTGCGCCATTTGATACAGCGATTGCTTGCTTTATCCATTCGTTCATGCCGGCACGTGGTGCTGGTGATGCACCGTCAGCGTTGCCTATGTAGTCGCGTGCGTTGGGCACGCCTGCTTTAGCTTTGGCTATTGCCACGACCAAATGCCAGGTCTTTAGGGTTTACATATCGGATGAGAACTGGCACAAGCGCGGCGAGCGCTGCTTTGCCTAGATCGGCTGGGTCTGTGTTGCCTGTTGAGTAAACCGCAATGACCGCTGCGATGACCGAGCGACCGTATGAGGCGAGTAGGGCTTTGTCTTTAGGCTTCAACATCTTTGGCTCCTTCTTTCGCTTTTGATTTTAGTCCGTTTGAGGCAACTAAACCTGACAACGTGCCGGTCATAAACACGGTCAGCGTGGATAGCAAATCTATGAACGCGGCGTCATTGGGCGATTGATGACCGATCGGCTGGGTGACAAACATAAGTGACCACACAAATCCAATTACGGTAAGCGCAAACACAAACGCCATAACTAGGCCAACAACCACAATTAGTCGAGCGTGCAGTTCCTCGGGCTTAAGGCGTGGTCTCATAAATCAAATCTCTTGTGCACGTTCCAGATGGGTTGCAGATCGGTGGTTCGCATTCCGGCTTTTCCCAATTGGCTGGGTCTTGGCATGGGTAACGATATGACCCGTCATAACCACATCCCGCGCAACCCCACAATACGACCGCAATTAACGCGACGTAGCCGATAAGGTAACGCCATCGCATCAGGACAGGAGCGCGGCTACTTCGTCGGCAGTTAGTCCAAGTTTGACAAGTGTGGCTTCTTTAAGTTTTGCGCGATCAGCTTCTACTTTTGCTGTGGCTTTTGCTTCGGCTTTTGATTCTGCACGTGTGGCTTCAATTTCAGCAGTCTCTGCTTCTGTTGCTTCGCGTTCAATGCCGTTGATGTGAATGATCATTAGTCTGCCAATCCGTAAAGACGATATGTGACCGTAATTGTTCCGCTAGTTGGGGTCATAATAAAACCGTCAAATTGTGTCGCGGCGGTAAATGTTCCGCCTGTTACATACGCGTAACTATTTGTAGACATTGTGTTGCCCGACGATAAAAACCCCGTATTTACTGCGGCTTGTGGTGCATAAAAAGCGGCTTCTAAAACTAAACGTGTTGTACCACCTGCAACTACCGACGAAAACGACGTGCCGTTGCTTGTAATTGAACGTGTAACCCCTGACGCCGAGGCTGAAATTGATTGACGCGTATAGTTTGCGTTGCTATTGGTTGCACCGCCTGCGCGAAATTTTAGCGGTACGTCGATATCGTCTGCCGAGGTTACACCGTCAATGAAAAGTTTGTAGTTTCGATATGACGACGTAAACACGTTGTCAAGGGTTAAAGCCGCCGCGGCTGACGTGCTACCAGCCGTAACTAAGATCATGCCGGGCGTTGCACCCAATGTTTGCCACGCTGAACCGTCATAGTATTGCGTAGCGTTGCTTGCTTCAATATAGGCAAATTGACCTTCAGCCAACGTCTTTTCTCCTGCACCGCCAAAAGCCGCGTCGCGCGTTGTGGTCGTTGCAAAAACTGGTACGCCAGAGTTTGTAATATTTAAATTTGCTGCGGTCAGAACCTCGCCAGCGGTATAGACCGGAACTGTTGTTACTGCGTTTGCTCCCATAAGTGCTCCTTATCCTAAAACATTCTCTGTGTCGAGTGTGCCATACACCGCGTCATCCAAGATCAACTCAAAAACGATCGTGGTAGGTGCAGTTGAGTAAAGCACACGGTGGCCAGTAGAGAAGTCCAGATAATGCTCAATGCCCTCAACGGACAGCTCTTGTGCCAGTTGGGTTGTGCCAGCACCGCTTGGAAACGTTTTTTCTACGGTGATGGTGTCGCCTATTTCTAGGGTTGCCAGGGTGTCCTTTTGGGCTGTTGTCAGCATCAGGAATGCGGTTTCTACGCTGGTATACCGTGCCTCGGGTTCAGGGTTCAACAGGTAAGCCGCAGCGGTGTCAATGGCACCTTGCTCGTGTAGCAGGCTGTTAGTGATGCTGTTGGTTTGAATAAAGTAGGTGGCGATTGACCCTGCGTCGGTGGCTGTTGCCGTGTTGCCATTTAAGCCTGTCACGACCACGCGGTTGACTACAGCGTCAGCCTCAAATGAGATGCCCACGCCGTTGTATTTGTATTCGGTGCCGTCATCGTGGAAGTCGGCCACAGATGCAGACAGGGTGTTTCCAATGCGGTCTTGGAATGTGAGCACGCCATCACGGGACATAAATAGTCGACCGAACTCGGCGGTGTCGTTGATTTGGGCAATGTATTGCAGCACGTTGGTTCCTGCCGGCACGGTGTATGCAGCGGCATGGCCAAGGTTGACGGTGCCTGTTGAGATGTCTCGGGCTAAGGCTGGGAAGTCAACTTCTGGCAGATCAAGCACGGTTTCTATGCGTGCACCTGATGTTTCGGCTGATGGGTTGAACTCGTCTAAATAGGTTTGTGACAGCAAATAGAACTGGTCAGCGCAATACACGGTCACGGTGTCAAGACCGCCAAGCGCAAAGTTGTAGTCATAGTTCACGACATAGCCCGAGTACAGCAATTCAGGGACATCTGTAGAGCTGTATCGAATAAGGCGAACTTGACGCATAGGAGCGAGACCAGGCTTTGCCTCAGCGGTGTCGTAGTACGGACTATTTTCGTCAAACGGGTTAAAGATCCCGTCCACGTCTTGGATAGTAAATGTCATCGTGCCAGCGCTAAACGTGTCACCAATGTCTCGACGGCCGCGCTTTGCCGTAATGCTTGTAGTTGAGTCCATGACGCTTGCAAATTCGGTTGTACCGTCCAGCACATAACTGGTGTTGTCTAAAACGCCTTTGAGCGTGTCGTCAAGAACGAATGCGTCAACTAGGAATCCTGTAGCAATCTGCAGGTCATAGTTGCCTGAATCAACAACGGCGACGCCTGGCATTAGGCAATGTTCAGAGCCAACGGCCCTGCACTCCGAGAGTAGGCGCGCAATGCGTTGACAACAGATTGACCTATTTCTGCGCTAGTGGCTAGTCCGCCAGTCACGTTAATTGTGATGCCGTTACCGTTTCTCATTTGGTCTAATGGCACAACGGCTTCTGGGCCTGCTTCACCGATCAGCGCAAGAGTAGGAGAACTGACAATGCCACCCTCGGCTAAACGTGGAATCTTCTTGGCAACAACAGCTGACGGTGCTTGACCGCCAAGTTGTGGGACAGGAACTGTTGGTGCTTTTGGAATGTCTGGCAACAGCGGAATTGAGTTGTAGGCGCTAATGATTGCGTTGACCGCGCCGATTGCAGCGTTAACCATGCCGGCAAAGAAGCCGATTACGGTGTTGACAATTGCGTTAATGCCGTCACGGAACCACTCAAACTTGTTGTATGCGGCGACTAGGGCAACGACCAGCAATGCGACGCCTGCAGCAATAAGGCTAAACGGGTTGAGTGCCATGGCGATGTTGGTGACAACAATTGCGGCTGCAACCGCGCCAATAGCGGCAGCAATAGCCAAGAATGCTTTCGGGTTATCTTGAGCCCACATAGCAAACTTGTTAAGCACAGGTAGCACGGCTTCGAGCACGGGTAGCAAAGCTGCGCCGATTGACTCTTTGGTTTCGCCAATGGAGTTTTTAAGGATTGCCATTTTTCCTGCAGCGGTTTCAGCGTTCTTTGCTGTGGCGCCGCCAAAGGTTCCACCGAGCACGTCCATGACTTCGTTAAGGCTTGCGCCTTCTTTGATCATGGTTGACATCTCTGGGCTTAAAGATCGGAGCGCCTTAAAGTTGCCTTGGTAAGCCTTAGCCAATGCGTCGGCAACGCTGGCAGAATCCATGCCGGTGGCCGTGCTGATGTCCATGACAAGGTTCATGTCGTTCATGGCAATGCCAACATCTTTGGTACCGCGCACAAGCGCTTCTAACGCTTTGCGATACTCGGTGTCAGCAACGCCAGACGCTCGACTCATCGCGCTGATCTGCTTTTCCACCTGTGCGGTCTGTGCAGCGCCAGCGCCAGTCACATTCTGCAAAGTAAGCGCTAACGCCGCCTGCTCCTGCTGGTCTTCCATCGCCGCGCGTGTGGCATCGCCTAGGGCAACAGCCAAACCAGCGAGCGCCGCAGCTGCAGGAACGGCAGCCTTCTTGATCGCAAACTGGGCTTTCTCACCTGTGGTCTCAAGTTGCTTAAATTGCTTGATGGCCTTAGATACGCCCTTGCCGTCAAACTCGCTGATGATCGGGATGTTAATTGCCATTACGCGGTCTCTCTGTTTGCTTCGTCCATGACGCGCTTAACTAATTGACCCATCTCGGACATGACATCATTTTCGCGTTGCACGTACGCTTTCCACATTACTCGCGAACGCTCTCCATAACGTGCAGTTAGTTGACGGCCCAATGCACCTTCTTTTGACGTGTCAAACATGGTGCCAGTCGCGCCCTGCCATTGAATAAGGAACGTGCCCACATTGCTTTTGTTTCCGCCGTATTCCTTGATATTTCGAGTGTTAATCTTGGCAGCAATCTTCTGCTTCATGCCAGGTACCCACGGCAACATCTTGAAACCCGATCGGGTTGACCAGTTGCGCGCCATACCAGACAACGGAACGCCAGTAGGAACAAGCGCGTTGGCGTCGTCAATAACAGGCTGAACAATCTTCTTGTAATCTTTTGTGATTTCACGGCGCAAAGATTTGTCAATCTTGTTAAGAGTCTTCAAGGCTTCTTTAAGCCCGACGACCTCAATCTTTGCCGATACTTCATTCACATCATCTCCGTTTGTTCTGCTCGTTAAGCACTTTAATGACAGTCACTAGATCACGTGCGTCAAACGGAATGTCGTTAGGCCACCAACCGACCCCGAC